CGAGGGGATCGTCATCGTGCCGCGGTGCCGCGAGGTATGGCCGGGGATCAACAAGGCGGCGGAACTGCTGCCGCGCATGGTGTTCCATAAGACGAAATGTGCCAAGTTGTTGGAAAGTCTGGAGTGCTATCACACCAAGGAGGAACGCACGAGCGGGCATCTGACCAGCGTGCCCGTGCATGACTGGAGTTCCCATGATGCGGATGCGTTCCGGATGTTTGCGGAAGCCATGCTTAACGGGCTCGTGAAGGGCCAGGGCGAGGTGATCCGGACCAATCGCCCGGCGAGCCAACGGCAGCGGGTGGCGACCTCTGGGAACTACAAACGCAGATGAGCGAACAAAGTCCATCCGTGGACAACAAAGAAAAAATCAATGGATAACTCCGAACATCAAAAAGACTGCATCTGCGCATGGTGCGAAGTGGATCGACAGAACGTCGAAATCCAGAGCGAAAGAAAAGGGGTAGAACCATCGGGAGCCGCGCATGGTTCTCCGTCTTCGGGGCTGGACTCCGACTCAATCGTCGCGTCCTGCGACTGCCTCACGAAAACGAACGAGGTCAAATACCACAAGCCGGGATGCAAATATCGGCTGATCTGCGAACGGGACGATGCCCGATCCGTCGCCAACGAACTTGCAGGCAGGATAAATAGAGCCGCCTGCGAATTGGTAAACGCTCCAACGAAAGTCGTGACGCCATTCCCTCCGGCTAACGATTCGGGTGATGCGCGGCGCGCTGAGGCCCGAATTCAACAAGGCGGCTAGTCGCCGTCGCATCCACCCACTTGTTGTCTGTCTTATGAGCTTAGTAGGATTCAAAGGCCAAAACCGCCCCCAGCAAACCCGATACGCTGGGAGCAAGAGGCATGTGGACGATCGAGCACTGCCGCAAGAAATCTGGCAGATGCTGATCCAGAACCGCTACAGGCTGACGATCGACGCGGCGGCAGCGGCTCACAATGCGAAGCTCGATCGCTACTGGACCGAAGAAGACGACGCGCTCGAGCAGTCATGGGCGGGTGAACGAATCTACTGCAATCCGCCATACTCAGACATCGGCCCGTGGGTCCGCAAGGCATGGAGCGAAACCGAGGCGGAAATCATCGTGATGCTACTGCCAGCCAACCGGACTGAACAAATCTGGTGGCAGGATGAAATCGAGCCGAAGCGCGATCGCGCTGGCTCACCTCTGCGCGTGGAGTTCCTGCCGGGACGCCTGCGCTTCTTGAAGCCTGGGCAGCAACTGATCGGCGCAAATGAACGCCCACCGTTCGGATGCGTGCTCTGCGTCTGGTCCTATTCAGACAACAGGTTACAAAGTAGAATTGATGCTCCCTTATTGGAAATACTCAAACCCAACGTATGACCCCATTTGAACAGGCCGCGCGGTGGCATCTTGAACACGGCGGCGAGGTTTCACTTTCAGAGGTGATCGAGGCGCATGCACAGGTCGGGTTTGTCCACATCACGCCGGAGATCTTCCTGCTGGCGCGGCCGGGGCGGAGTTATTGGCCGGATTGTTTGCGGGATGATCCCTGGCATGTTGCGAAGGATGGGGACTGCTGGCATGTGTGGCTCCTTGCTGGGGACTGGTGGCAGTGGGAGCGGTTTTTGCCGTATCCCCTGCCGTTTGTGAGTATGCACCGGCGGGAGGTGTTGCGGGTGTATCCGTTGGAAAGGTTCCGCCGATTGAAATAGAGGGTGGGGCGGCGGGCGGCGGATGCTGCGGGGAATGGGAAGCAAGGCGAAAACACCTGCACCGGCACCAGCGCCGCCAGTGCCTAAAACGGCGGACGCCGCGGATGCCGGAAACTCGGCGATGGCGGTGGCTCAACAGAATTCCAGCTATCTGGATTCGTTTCTGGCCGGCAATCGCAAGAAGCTCGGTGGTGGCAGCAACTCATTCCTGGGAGGCTCATGAACGGGACGCAACTGCTCAAGTTGCGGGACCAGCTCCGGCAAACCCGAACGCCGCTGGAAGGCCATTGGGATGACTTGTCGGAATTGTTCATGCCGTTCCGGCTGAGTTCCGGCACCGATCTTCCCGACATTCCCAGCGCGGATGCGGTCAATGACAGCACCGGTCGCACGGTGGCACTGATCCTCGCCAATGGTCTGGCCTCGCTGGTGATTCCGCGGGAGGAAATCTGGTTCGAGTGGCAACCGCCGAAAGCCTACGAGAAGAATGAGCAATGGATCACGGCGTATCGGAATGCCAGCGTGACGGCCCGCGAGTTCATCGAGCGGAGCAATTTCTACGAGGAAGCCCAGGAGTTCCTGATTGAGAGCCCGGTGTTTGGCACCAGCAACGTGTTCGTTGGGGATGTCGAGGATGACGCGGTTCTGTATTTCAAGCATCAGCCGGTCAAGACCTACTTCATCGCCGAGGATGCGCGGGGGCGTGTGAACGTGGTGGTGCGGGAATTGTTCCTGACACCCGACCAGGCGGCCAAGGAATTCGGGGAAACCAAGCTGCCGAAACGGGTGGCCAACAAGATCGGCAAGCCGGAGGGACTGACGGAGAAATCCACCTACGTCCACGTCGTCATGCCGGCAAGCGAGCGGGCGGACGATGATGCACCGGATGCCGAGAAGAAGCCTTTTCGTTCGTGGGTGGTCGAGGAGACGAGCAAGGAGATCGTCCAGACTGGCGGCTATGATGAATTTCCGTTTGCAGTGCATCGGTATCGGCGCTTCGGGCGTTGTCCATGGGGATTTGGTCCTGGCACCACAGGGATCGCGGATGCGCGACAACTGGATTTCCTTGAACGGCTGGCGGATGCGGCGGCCGAGAAGGCGGTTTTCCCACCGCTGACGGCAAGCCCGGGACTTGAGGGGGAGATCGGCCAGGGTGCGCTGGAAATCACTTACCACGAGGCCGACGAGTTCGTCAAAGAAGTGGCGACGGTGGCTCGGTATGACTTTGCCAAGGATCGCCTGAGCGACAAGCGCGACCAGCTCCGCAAGGTGTTCCATGTCGATCTATTCCAACTCTTCAGCTCGCGGGCGATGGAGCGTTCACCCATGACGGCGACCGAAGCCAACCTGGTTTCCGGGGAAAAGCTGACGCAGTTTTCGCCGGTGTTTGGCCGGCTGGTGTCTGAATTCCTGACGCCGGTGCTGACGCGGGTGTTCGGGATTCTGGTGCGCCGGGGATTCTTCCCGGAGATCATGGCGCTGGCGACCGCGCAAGGCGTGCCCGCTCCGGAAATCCGCTACAAGAACCGGATCATGTTGGCGATGCAGCAACGGAGCAATCAAAGCCTGATGGATTTCGTCAACCTCACGGCTCCGGTGGTCCAGATGGATCCGACCAGCCTGGACCCGATCAACATCCCGAACGTCATTCGATCGACGGCGCGGAATGCGGGATTTGAGGAAAGCTGGATTCGTTCCGAGAAGGAAGTAAAAGGCATCCAGGAGGCGCGGGCGCAAGCCTACGCGGCCAAGGCCAAGGCGGAACTTGAGGAAAGCCAAGCCCGCACGGGCAAGGATCTGGGACAAACTCCGGCGGATGTCCGTCCACAATTCTAAAAAATCATGGCCCTACGAGATCCAGCGACGGAATACCGCGAGAAACAGGAAGCGCTCAAGGCGCAACGCGAGGAGGACCGCGCCAATGCGGCCAAGCTCGCGCTTGCCGTGCTGAAGAGTGAATCCGGCGGGGAGTTGTTCGTTTATCTGGCCCGCCGCTACCACCTCGCTGGGCGGAGTTTCCTCACGCTGGACGCCAAGGGCGCGGCGGATCCCTGCGCGGCGGCGGTGCGGGACGGTGAGAAATCCGTGCTGTGGGAACTGGTGAAACTCGCCACCCTGGCCGATCCCGATTTCACGGTGAACATCCCGGTGAACTGATTTTTTATCCCATGAATGACGAAACCAATGACAGCGACCAGGCCCCACCGGAAAAACCGGCGAAGGCAAAGCCCGCGGCGAAAGTCGCCACCATTCCACCGTGTCCGGAGCAGGATCCACATCACGGCGACAAGACGCCGGAGGTGATCGCGTGGTGGTTCAAGCATCACCCCAAGGAAGCGGCGGCCAAGTATGAGGGCCGGAAATTCCAACTCCCTGCCGACCATGAGTGAGGGAGCCATTGCCACGTCGGATGCACCGGCAGCGGTCGCCACGCCAGCGGCTGCACCTACGGCGGGATTTCTCGCCACTCCCGCCACGCCGGCGGCGACACCGGCACCAGCGGCCACCACGCCATCGCCCTTCATCTTCTCGGGTGCGGTGGGTGAGGACGGTAATTTCAAGGAAGGATGGACCTCGGCGATTGCTGAGAAGCATCCGGCGTTGGCGAATCAAATGATGCGCTACAAGTCCGAAGCGGATGCGTTCACCGGCCTGGAGAACCTCGTCAAGACGGTGGGCAAGAAGGCCGCTGGCGTTTCCTATCCCAAGGCGGGAGCGACTCCCGAGGAGATCGCCGCGTTTCGCACGGATGCCGGGGTTCCCGGTCGGGCGGAGGAATACGTCCTGAAGCCGGAGAAGCTGCCCGATGGGGTGGCGTGGGATGATGCGACGGGCAAGCAGTTTGCCGAGATCATGCACGCCAACCACATTCCCGCGGCGGCGGCCAAGGCATTGGTGGAGGCGCATTTGCAAAGCGTGGCCAGCCAAGGAGTCACCGAGGCGCAAGCCCGTGAGGTGAAGCTGGGCGATCTGGTCCAGAAAAGCACGGCGGAGTTTCAGAGAGAATGGGGAACGGCCTACCAGGACCGGTTCAACGCCAATAGTGATTTCGTGACGGCACGATTGTCGGCGGAGGATCTGGCGGATCCGGCGCTCAAGGTGGCGCTCAGTCATCCGGCGATGGTCCGCATCATCGACGAGGCCCGGCGGGCATCACGTGAAGCTCCGCTGCCGGGTGTGAATTCATCGGCGGCGGTGGGGTCCATGAGTCCACGCCAGCAGGCGAATGAGATCATCAAGGCCAATCCTCAATGGCGCAAGGATCCAGCCTTGGCGGCGCGAGTGAATGACCTTTACGGGCAACACGCGCAATCCGAGAAACGGCAGGCGTCCCGATAGATTTTTCCCGGGGGGGAAAACAGCAAGAGCCTCGTGTGGAGTGATCCGCACGGGGCTTTTTCGTGCCGTGGTGAAATGGGTTCCGCCGTTTGAAATAGAGGCTGGAAGGGAAATTGGGGAAGTCTCACGGCGTCGATTCGGAAGGACACCCGGCAGCCATGCCGCCCCTGGAATGAACCGGCCGGGATCCGCAAGGGTCCGAGGCGATCCGCCAATCGGTGCGGGGACTCGCGAAAACCACCACCCGGGCATGTGCCCGGATTTTCGCAATTCCCAACCAACAGCACCACCATGGCTTTTACCAATATCGTGCCCGACGCCTTCCCGTATCTTTATGATGACGAGTGGAAGCTGGGGCTTCAACAACTCTCTTCCCGCCTTGACTCCTTTGTGGATACCGAAGTGATCCACGGCGAGGGCAAGCGCTATCAACGCCTCGATTCCTTTGAGGCCCGCCAGATCACCACGCGTTTCGGTGATACCAATCCCGACGACATCGCAATTGAATTCCGCCACTTGTTTGTCGGTTTCAAGGAAGTTGCCCACATTGTGGACCGTCGCGAAGCGATGCAGCTCGGTTCCGTGGGATCGCCACACTCGGCGATTCTCCGCAACCAACTTTCCGCCGCAGGCCGCGACATGGACAGCACCCTGATCAATGGCATCATTGGCAGCGTCCAATCCGGCAAGACCGGTGGCACTTCCATTGCTTTGCCTGCTGGCCAAGCAATCGGTGTGCAGTTTGTCGATTCAGGAACGCCGGCCAATTCGGGGATGACGTTCGCGAAGCTGTTGGAAATCTCCACCCGCTTCGGTCTTGCGCAAGTCACCGGGCAGGACGTGGAAAACCAATCGCAAGGTTGCGTGGTCCTCACCCATCGCCAGGTCAAGGATCTGCTTCTCGAGCAGAAACTCACCTCGTCCGATTACGGCATCCAGCGTCTCACGGACGGCCAAGTGGTTCACGCTTTTGGATTGGCCATCAAAGTCGTCGCTCCGGACGTCCTGCCCTACAATTCCAGTACCGACGTTCGGACCTGTGTGGCTTTTGCGCGGCGCTCGGTGGTCTTCGGCATGGCCGAAAGTCCGCAAAGCTGGGTGGACGTGCTTCCAAGCAAGCGCCACGATGTGCAACTCCGCACGGAATGGGGCTGGGGTGCCACCCGCCTCGAAGACGAGGGCGTGATCACCATTGCCTGTGACGAATCGCCCTGAACCATTCTAGCCGGGGCGTGATGAGCGCCCCGGTTCTCCTTCAACCAACCATTTAGAAATTTCCTACCATGGCCACCACTCAATCCACCCAGTATGCCGCGCAAGTCGCCGCCGCTGTTTCCTTCGCTTCCCGCATCGATGACAAGCGTTCCATCGAGGGATGTCTCCAATATGCCTACATCGACGTTCCGATTGCCGCTGACAACGCGGCGCTGGACGTGATTGATCTGATCGAACTGCCCGCCGGTGCGATCGTTATCCCGGAACAATCTTTCATCCAAGTGACGGATGATTGCACTTCCGGAGCGTTGACGATCGACATCGGCGATGCGGTGAATGCGGATCGTTATTGTGATGGGGCGGTTTGCTCTGCCACCGGCACGGTCCAATTCATCAGCGCGGCGATTCCGGAAGCCTACACCACGCGCCATGAGTGCGTGAATACCGGCACGGCATCGACCACCACCACGCTGGTTCAAGCGACCTTGGCGACCTTCACGGCCACCATCGAAGCCGGAGCATTCCGCGTGGTGCTTGCTTACAAGTGCCTCTGAGCTGCCTGCACCTGAACACCAACCGGGCG